GATCAAAACAAAAGAATGGCTTGCTTTAAGCGAGGCGGAACGTTTTATGAAGATTTATCAAGCATTTGTGAAGAAGCATATCTAAAAATCAAAAGGAGGTAGGAAAATGGAAAAACAAAATAAATCAACCCCTGCGGCAACAGAGGTTGAAATTGAAAAACATTTAAAAGAGTTACCTGAATCTGTACGGATAGCTATCTTGGCAAATATTGAAAAAGCCAAGAAAACTGAAATAACTATTGGTATTGATCCAGAAAGCTATTTGGCTAAAGAAATCCTTTGGCAATCCAGAAAAATGATAAAGATTGAGCAAAAATTAGGTGAATTGAATATCGCAATCAACCATTTACGAAATCAGATAAATAAAATTAATCAACAATAAATGGTTTGAGCTCAAATATTTCAGGAAGCTCATTATAATTCTTGACTAGCTCTCTGAATTCAATTCCTGTCCATTGGTCAGAATGGTCCGTTGAAATACTGTCTAACAACTCTTCATTAAATACTTGGAATTGGTGGAAAAAGCGTTCTATTTCTTGGTTTTCTCCCGGAGTTTCCAATTGATAAACGGTTTGAGCTGCTGTAATAAAAATATTCGCTTGGTTAAGGTGAGCTAAAGCGATTGTGATTCGGCGATCATCAGAGATCTTTAATTTACTAATTAGCCCTGAATTTTTGAGAGTTTTATAACTCTTTTCAGCAGCGTACATTCCATTAATTAAATGAGTACGCATTACTTTTATCGTGTCTGGAAAAGTTTTATTCATAGTATCACCCCCTATCCTACAGGGACATTATACCAAAGAGGAGAGAAACAAATGAGCATCCAAAACGAAAATAAATCGACCCCTGCGGCAACAGAGGTTGAAAATCAAGTTTGTATAAAACTGATCATAAAAGACACACGACTAAAAGATATTGATGAGTACATTAAAGAGTTAACATCTGATTTTATTGAAAATTTTGGTTTCGAACCTTCAGAACTTTTCCTGGCAGCGGAAGGCAACTCTTTAAGTATCCGAATGTATCTAAATGGGTATTGAAACATCAGGGTGATAGATTAAATTAATTACAATTTAATGGTTAAGTAGTTTCTTGAAACTTCAAGGTGAAAAATATATAAGGAGTGGAGTAATAATGCAAATATTGAAAGATGGAGTTATGCCAGACGGTACTGAAATTCGCATGGAAGAATGGAATGAATCATATGAATTCATGCCATATGGTGCGACAATTGCCAGTTATCCAATTTCAAAATCAACCCATAAAGGTAGTTTTGCACCTAAAGAAGGAGAAGGTTATAGATTTTCATTCAATTTTGAAACACACGAAGAAGCGAAATGTGCTTTTGACGATTTGGTTTCAGGAAATAAAACTTTAGCGGATTTTAAAGATAAATTTAATGGCAAAAGAGAATATTTGGATTGCTTTTAGCTAATAACTCAAACAAGCTCAATCACACTGAAAGTTCACCAGTCATCTAAATTGAATTTGAAAATCTTCTTAGTGGACACAATCATGATTTAGTTTCATATTCTTTCACCTTCTATTATTTGATAGGGACATTATACCAAAAAAGGAGGAGCAAGCATGTTTTTAGTCAGCTATGTATGGCTACATAATCAAATTCATGCCGTCATCAGTGAATCTGTCCAAACGCACAATCAGGCTTTGGGCAAGCTAAAACAGCAGGGAGGCGCGATCATTAAAGATGAATGTAAAAACAATGCTCTCGGCTCTGTGATCGTGAACGGGAAAAGATCAGTTTGGCCTTTGACCAAGTCGGAAGGACTGAAAGTAAATGGCTGAGGTCAAGTGGATCAAGCTGAGTACGCAAATGTTTGAAGACGAAAAAATCAAACTGATTGAACAGATGCCGGAAGCCGACACCATTCTAATTATATGGGTCAAGCTGCTGGCCCAGGCTGGGAAAACCAATGCGTCAGGATACATCTACCTAAGCAAAAATATCCCGTATACAGACGAGATGCTGGCAACAATTTTCAATCGTCCGTTACCGATCGTAAGAATGGCATTACAGACGTTTCAACAGTTCGGCATGATTGAGATAGATGAACATAATTTCATTAATATTTCAAATTGGGAAAAGCATCAAAATGTCGAAGGCATGGACCGGGTTCGAAAACTCAACGCCGAACGAAACAAGAGATACAGAGAAAGAAAAAAGCAATTGCAGCTTTCTTCTCCCCAAAAAAAGAGTGACGTTAGCGTGACGTCACGTGACGGTGCAGATATAGATAAAGAATTAGATAAAGATATAGATAAAGAAAATAATATATTGTCGGGCAAGCCCGACGAGGCATCTTCTGAAAAAGATGAAATTCCTTACAAACTGATCATCGACCTTTTAAACAAAGTCGCTGGAACAAAGTACCGACCTACTACACCAAAAACCAAAACCTTAATAAAGGCGCGATGGAATGAAGGTTTTAGATTTGATGATTTCAAACATGTCATTCTAGTCAAATGCGAAGAATGGCGCGGCACTGATCTGGACAAGTATCTAAGGCCTGAAACGCTGTTTGGCACTAAATTTGAAAATTATCTTAACCAAAAGCCAAAAGGAGGTAGACCTCATGACAGAAACCTTCACCAAAGATCGGGCGGCAAGAGTCAAGGCCGAGTTATCACGGAGGATGACATTCCATACTGATGAGAATGGAAAGCCTGTCTATTGCCGCAAGCATACAAGGCTCATTGGAGGAGAAGAGAAGCCTTACCCGGTTCAACTGATGAAACTGCGAGACGGCTCAATAAAATGTCCTATGTGTGAAAGAGAACAGCGAAATAAGGAAATCGAGCGTGAAGCCGAGATATGGCGCCGCCAGGTGGAACGGCAGATTTTATCGACTTACTCCCTAATTGCCGACCCTACTCTTAAAAAAGCAACATTCGAAACGTTCCGCAGCTACAACCAAGAGGACGAGCAGAATAAACGCAGGATGATGGAGCTTGTCAGCCGAATCAAGGCAGGCGCTGTGATGAACATCTTTTTGACAGGAGAGTCTAACGCCGGAAAAAGTCATCTTGCAATGGCCGCCCTTAAAGAACTGAACAAAAATGATTCCGAAGAGTACGCGAAGTCAGCCCTCTTTGTTAACAGTGATGCCCTCATGAGGCGAATTAAAAACTCATTTAAAGATGACTCCGAAAAGTTGACAGAGGCTTTTGCAATCGAGCTGCTGACAAGGGTTGATTATCTCGTAATCGATGACCTGGGCGCCGAAGTAGGGGACACGGACAACGAAAACAGAGCCGCAAATGATTTTATTCATCGTGTATGGTATGGGGTTTCTACTGGCCGTCAAGGAAAAGTAACGATCATCACGACCAATCTTTCAGGTGTGGCTTTAACCAAACTCTATGACAAGAAAACTGTTAGCCGTCTGACAGCACATCTTGAAACGATTCAGTTTTTAGAAAAACAAAAAGAGAAAAAGGGGCGGAAAGCTCCTGCTTTAACCTTTTAGGAGATGAAAATAAGTGAAGGATACTAACTTGAAAACGATCATGCCGGGCGTGTGGGGGCATGTGGCAACCGATAAAACACCGGAGGAACTCAAGCAAGGATTAAAGGAAATTGAACAAAAACTAGAAAATTGGCTGGCTTATTGGTCAAATGTACGGAGGGAGAACGCATGAAACATGGTAAGCGACCTACACGCGCGCAGAAGCAAATCATCAAAAAGAACGGTTTAAACCCTGAGAATTGGCTGGTATCAAAGAATCTGCAGCATGAACAAAGATTAGTAGTTGTTCACCGTCATACCGGTACCGTGCGGGAGTGTTGGGCGTGAAAAAGACTGCCCGCGCTGATCGTTTAGAAATTGCTCTGGATAACTTGAATTATGAATGGTCATATGTCCAGCTTTGTAAATTGATAGATTACTGGTATGACGGCAAATCGTTATATGACGCTGCCGATCTTCTGAGAAGAAAACCGGACGAGCTTTTGATTCTGATTGTGGACCTTGCAAAAAGAAGGATTCTCCCTCATAGGCCTTACGGTATAAGCGCGAATCCGAGAATATGGATTAGTCCGCAAATGATGAAAACGAAAAAGAACGGAGTAAGACAGCTATTCTGTGAAAGTCCTGTTTATATCCCGTTCCTTGAAAATAATTTTATTTGGTATGATCAGGAGCTTTATAGGTTTAGAGATTTGTGGGATCGGGGTCAGTCCATTATCAAAATAGCAAAATCCTTTAAAAGAGAAATAGAAGAATTATTATTCCTCGTCATTGATCAGGGGAACAAGGGAATAATTCAGCCGCGAAATGGGGGGCTTTTAGGTGAGGAAGCATCAGAACAAGATAAAAGACGGTTCAAAATTATCGTTTGAAAAAGCATCCTTACAGCAGCTTTTAGTCATTATCAGGTTTGAACATTGTCCAAAGCGTTATAAAAATGCCGCTTTGAAAAATCTTTTAAAGAGGTGAAATATGCATGACAGAACAGGAGCGTATGGAAAAAATCGAATGGATCAATTTGATCGAAAGGTACGGGAAGGAGTCGCTTAAACAGAAGAGCGATGAGGAAATCGAAAAGCTTTATAATCTGGCTATGCTCAGGCAAACAGATGATGTGTTTGCATAAAAAAACCAGAGCATAAAAAGCCCCGGAAATAAAACCTGAACACTTTTATTTTAACACGGGGGTGCGGCTGGTGAACAGTCCTAAAAAGATCGACGTCAATCAAGAATTATCAAGGAAAATTGAAGACGGGAAGGTCACTGTCATCGTTTTAGATGGATTGAACGGAACGGCATATGAAGCAGAGGCCCCGGAACACGGCAGAACGATCATCGAAACGTTTAAAGGTGCTTTTTCCCGAATTAATCTTGAATCATCACACAAATTTAATTAATTTGCAGGGGCTTTCCCCTGCGGGGGAGGAACGGAATGTTTAAAGCGAAGTCAATCACCTTTAATTCTGAAACTTATATGCTTGGTCAAAAATATAAGCCGCCAGGCTTCACAAAGATGGCGACTGTCACAAACATCGTAGATAATCGGAATGCCTTTTTACATAACGATGGCGGTTTTGAGGTCCGCTTTGATTCAGGGGATTTCTTACGGATTTATTCAAACGATGTTGTCATCCATTGGGAACAGACGGGGGGTGAGAAGGGATGACACTTTTGCAGTCTTCATTACTTCATACAATCAAGGCACAGCGAAATAGCATGATGACCATTGATGAGCTGGCCGAGAAGTACGAACTTCACCCGGATTACGTGAAATCGATCATTGAGCGCACTGAAGGGCTGGCGATTAAGGGCAACGTTGCTTATGTACAGAAACAATCTTTTCTGCTGCCTGCACTTGGGGTTGCCAGCCTGTTCGTGGCAATCGTGATCCTTCCGCAGATGATAGGGGGATGACCGGTGAAGCAGCTTAGTTTATTTAGAGAAATCATAGTTGATAATTTCGCGGGAGGCGGCGGTGCCAGTACCGGAATTGAACTGGCTACTGGGCTATCCGTGGATATTGCGATTAACCATGATCCGGCGGCCATTGCCATGCATCAGGTAAATCACCCGGATACTGAACATTATTGTGAGTCTGTTTGGGAAGTTGACCCAAGGGAAGTAGCCAAAGGTCGGCCGATTGGTTTAGCCTGGTTCTCCCCGGACTGCAAGCATTTTTCAAAGGCCAAGGGCGGCAAACCCGTCGAGAAGAGCATACGGGGGCTTGCATGGGTAGCGGTCAGGTGGGCAGCCACGGTAAGCCCGCGGGTAATCATTCTTGAAAACGTCGAAGAGTTTCAGACGTGGGGGCCTCTTACTAAGGACGGGAGACCGGACCCAGACAAAAAGGGATATACGTTCCGGTCTTTTGTCAGGGCGTTAAACAAACACGGATACAAAGTGGAATGGAGAGAATTGAAGGCGTGTGATTACGGCGCCCCGACAATACGAAAAAGGCTGTTCTTAATCGCGCGGCGGGATGGCCGGCCGATCATATGGCCTGAGCCGACACACGGCGATCCAAAAAGCACAGCGGTGAAATCCGGAAAACTCAGGCCTTGGCGGACTGCCTCCGAGATTATGGACTGGTCACTCGAAACGCCATCCATATTTGATAGAAAAAAGCCATTATCAGAAAATACGTTGAGGCGAATCGCCCGCGGTATTCAGCGATTTGTCATAGAAAGCAAAAAGCCTTTCGTGGTGGGAGATCGCGGTAATTCACTTATTCAAATGGGTTACGGCGATCCTGAAGGCCGGCGGGTGCTGGATTTAAAAAAGCCTCTTGGAACTATCACGGCGGGCGGAAATAAATTCGCCATTGCTACAAGCCACCTGATTAAACTTCGCGGCACTTGCAAAGACGGTCAGCCTGTTACAAATCCTATGCCAACGATTACGGCGGGCGGGCTACATGTAGGTGAAGTTAGGGCCTTCCTAACAAAATATTACGGATCGGATATCGGGCAATCTTTGGATAATCCCCTTCATACAGTCACAACGAAGGATCGTTTTGGATTAGTCACAATAAAAGGTGAAAACTATCAAATCACAGACATAGGCATGCGAATGCTTCAGCCTCATGAATTGTTTGCGGCCCAAGGATTCCCGAGTGATTACGTGATTGATAGAGACATAAACGGGGTGAAGTATTCAAAAGCGAAACAGGTCGAGCGGTGCGGGAATGCTGTTCCTCCGCCGTTTGCAGAGCATCTTGTCAGAGCGAATCTCCCTGAACTATGTGTAAATGATGATATGACCAAATTTACTAGATTGAAAGCTAATTAAAAAATTAGGAGGAAATAACAATGAATTTAAATCAAATGGTAAATGAAAGCTTGAAAAACATTGAGGAAGAGGGCTTTGTCCAAGCCACAGTCGAAAAGAAAATGAAGCAGACAATGGAGAGCATCATTGACGATATTTTTTCATCTTGGAGCAACTTTGGTAAAAATCTCAAAGAGCATATTCAGCAGGAACTAAAGGTTAATTTGGATGAGCTGAAACTTGAGGCATACAATCATATGATCCTGAATGTAGTCAAAGAAAAAATGGACGAGGCTATTCATGTGCAAGGGACTGAAAAAATTAAAAAGCAACTAGACTACCTGCTTTCAGATACCAAGACAGAATATAAACTGTCTGAAATTATCGAAAGAATGAAAGATAAAGCCATGGAGTGGGATTCAGATGAATACTATGACAGACAAATTTCATTACATGTTGAAAAAGCTTCAGTTTTGTCATTTGTTTACTTTGATAAAGAAGAATATAAAGAGAAATATGAATGTCAGTATAAACTTTCGATCGACAATGAGGGGCGACTTAATAGCTGTCGAATTGATGATAAGGAATTTGACAATAAAGTTATCATGGGCGGCTTGCACGGTGTAGACGAGCTTTTGTTCAAGATTTATACTACCGGCGCCAAAGTCCTTTTAGATGAAAATGATATTAGTGTCTACTATCCAAGTGAAGACGAGGATTATTGATCGATTTTTAGCTAAAGAGGAGGGCTGCTCCCCTCTTATCATTACACGGCCGGAGCCGGGAAGGAGAAGCGAAATGAGCGATCATATAGCAGATGTAATAGAATGCCCTCACTGCAAAGGGAAAGTATTAAACATTCACGATTATTTAGAGGTTGGCGATGAGGCCGGAGAGTTTGAAATGAAATGCGAAAGTTGCAAAAAGCCTTTTAAAGTTGATTTTTATAGTGTGTTTTATTTTGCAACCGAAAAAATATGATTGGTCGGCGCCAGGAAGGGAGAAACGCTATGAAACAGGATTACAAGGCTGTTTTGCAGCAAGCTATCGATATTTTCGATCGGAAATACGGGGCTAACGGCAGATTATACCTCATGTTCTGGCTGCAAGACAACTTGATGAAAACCGTCGGCGGACGGAAATAAAGAAAGGGGAATAAACCATGAAATACTTTGAAATCCAAGAACCATATTACGCGTTGATTGCGGTAGAGGACGATAAGAAATTGGCTGAGGTGTATGTCAAAACGGCTGCCGATGATGACGGAACATTGAAAGAAAGCATAAAAGAGGTTAGTCGAGAATATGCGCTTGGATGTGTCGTAGAGTCTGTTTCAAAGACTGATCCTGAAATGAGTGTTTCAGAGTTTGTAAATGACTTTGATAAAAGGAAAAATGGTTGGCTAATACTTGATGGGAGTCTGGCATGATCATAGCAGTCGCGAAGAAAAATAACTGAATATGTCCTAGATGGAATACCTGCGGACACTGAACTTACAGCTTTTACGCTGTTTGTTTGGTGTCCGTTTTTTATTTGTACCGGCTGCGGTCTAGCGAAAGGAGCAATAGACATGAAACCTACCAAAAGAAAACGCCCTGAAAAAGTGCAGGAACGCTCTGAGCGCTTTTGGAGAGAGATTATGGGGCAAAACAAGCAGATTCTTAAACGAGGCAAAGGCGCGCTTATAAGCGCAAATAAAAGGAGGAATTAATCAATGTTATTTCAATTACCCGAAATCGATAGAGAAGCAACCAAAAAGAAGGTTGAAGCCATATTGGATAATTACAGGGTGGTTCTCCTGCAAGTGCCAGATGATCTGCTGCCGAAGATAACAGCGGGTTTTAACATCGTTCCACCGTCAAATACCAACGCGTTTCATTCATCTACCGAGGATACGGCCATCAAAAGAATTGAAATGGAACAGGAACGACATGCCTTTCTTTTAAAAATTCAAAAGGCTGTGAATCGATTGCCGGCCAATGAACGACAGATCATCATCATGAGGTATATGTCACAAGATCACCGTTTTGATTATGAGGTTTACAACGAAATCGGGTTAAGCCCGCGCACTTACTTTCGGATAAAATCGCGCGCTTTTTACAATCTGGCTTTTGCATTGAAAGAAGAAGTGTATGTGAAGGGAAGTGCTTCTTAATGAATTTTGTGCAGCCTATCCGGGATATGGACCAGATTTATTATATAAAGAAATTCCTGAGAGAACGGAGTGAAAGAAACTATCTGCTTTTCGTTACCGGCATAAACTCAGGCTTGCGTATATCCGATTTACTTCGTTTAAGAGTCCGCGACGCCAAACGAATGTACATCGATTTACGCGAGAAGAAAACCGGCAAGCAGAAACGAATCAAAATAAATAAGGCCCTAAAAAAGGCCCTGGCTGATTACATTAAAGACAAGGATAACCAGGAATTTTTGTTTAAGAGCCGAGAAGGGCTTAACAAACCAATCAGCAGAAGCACGGCATACAACATATTGAAAGAGGCGGCGGAATACGTCGGACTTGATGGGATCGGCACCCACACCATGAGAAAAACGTTCGGTTATTGGCACTATAAAAAATTCAAAGACGTGGCTCTGCTGCAAGAGATATTCAACCATTCCAGCCCGGACGTTACGCTTCGATATATAGGGATCACTCAAGACACAATGGACCAAACGATGGACTCATTCAGCTTATAAGCTCATCTGTCTTCAAAACGGATGAGTCTTTTTCTGCCTATTTTAACGAACTAACCATAACGAGAAAGTGTCCAACTCATTTTGACAAAATGGCTTAAAACTATGCAGGACAAAGGGTTCAGCGATTATGTGAATTGGACACAATATAAGATATGGTTAATTCGTGGATAATGTGGGTAAATTGCATAAAAAGGGGGAAAGAAAACAATTTGACAAATAGGGTAAACGATGAAATTTGCTCTTTTCAGTAAGAATTCATTGAAAAGCCAACTATCAGATGGTTATAATTAAGAAGCAAAGAGCATACGTTTTACCCTACGAGAAGGAGGGATACGTATGAAAAAGGAGCTGGGAAAAATGTTAAAGCAACTAGCAGCCACTCACCGTTCTAAATTAATTGAAATCGCAAAAAGAAACACTAAACGTAACGAGGATGGTCTTACAGTTATCGAAAAGGGCGACGCTTGGAGAGAAGATGATGAGCACACCAACAGTTTCAGAAATGATTGTTCTGAAACAAAAACTTTAGTATTGAACTAGATTGAGAAATCGGACACCAAGTCCAGGCGAAGTCTGGTATGCTACTCTCCCAAAAGAGGAAGACCCCAATGACTTGATGCCGGATAGGCCCTGCATAATAGTTGATAAAGTAGAAGATGAATACCTCGTTATAAAAGTTACAAAACACAGTCCTCGACCATATGATAAATACGATATAGCTATTCAATATTGGGGACAATGCGGTTTAACAAAACCGTCAACAGCAAGATGCTCAAAATTGATTTTCTTAGCTGAGGATCAAATCGATAATTATAAAGGACATCTGGTGAAGAGCGATGAACAAAGAATCACTCAGAAACTAGAAGCTTTTTTGAATTCTCAGTAAGACGTCTTTCAAGGCGTCTTTTTTTATTTAAAAAATAAGGAATGATTTTGGCACAATTATGGCACAACGTTGGCACCCCGTTTTGTTTTAGATCGGTTAATATGGTATTAGGTCATATTTGAAGAAAGCGACTTCCAATATTGGAGGTCGTTTTTTATATTCTCTGTAAACCGGGTCCAGTAAATCTCAGAATAAACGATTGGCGGCCAATGAGAGCCTCTGAGTGTGGGCTCGGTTTAGAAAGAATATACCAGGCGCTTTCCCAAATGGGAGGGCGTTTTTTATGTAGGAGGCTTGCATATGGAAGTCGTTATAGAAAGTATTGAGAGAAGAGGTAGAAGCATGTTTGAATTGAATTTAGCGCATGCCAGTATCTTAGAGTTGTTGGAAAAGGCTGCTGAAAAGAATGAGTTTATTTTTGTAAGACAGGGACAAAGGCGGCTTGGTAAAACAACTGCGCTTATGGAATTTGCGAGAGAAAATGGTTATCCAGTCCTTGTAAATAAGGCGATTGTAAAGATTTTTCATCGTAAATATCCCGATGTGAATATTATCGGATATGTGGATGGATTAGAAGTCGACGGGCTATATAACGTCGTTTTTGATGAAGGGGTGCCGAGGGATGCGATTAAACGTCTCTATAAGCTTGGTATTTTGCTAACTGGATTTGTTCGTGTGGATGACCAGGCAGTTATTAATGATGATAACAGATATTCGGTATTTGGTGGATACAGTACAGAAGCACCATCGAAAAAAGCAACTCCTTTGCTGCAAATTGAGCTTGAGGATATTGATTCGATCCCGCACGTTTTCTATAAAGGCGAAAGGATCACCAAGCGTATTGCGATAGATTTTGAGTGGCGCACAGGGGGAGCCGATAAGGTTGGTTCTACCTATATTCGTATCAAGCATGGTAACGATCCTGATAAGGCACTAGCAGTTGAGACGAAGGAACTGGCGGTCGGTGAGAGAGCGTATGAATAGGGAACGTAAGCAGCGCTATAGATACCTACGAGAGCAACGAAGAGAACGCGACTATGAGCTTGGACTTATACAACTGGCTGGCCGTCCGTTCTGTAAACCTAGATTAATACGTCTGGGTCCAGCGCTAACCTTAACGCGATTCATGGCAGGTGCGAGGCGATGAATAAACCTTTAAAACCCTGCAATGAGCCAGGCTGCCCTACTCTCACCCGGGAAGGCTACTGCGAACAGCACAAGCGAACAAAGTCGGCCTATGATCAATACCGTGAGTCTGCTTCCCGCCGGGGATATGACAGCAAATGGCGGAAGGCAAGACAGGGGTACCTGTCAAAGCATCCTTTCTGTCTTTTCTGCATGAAGGAAGGCAGACGGGTTCCCGCGACAGTCGTTGACCATATCGTTCCGCATAAAGGAGATAAAAAACTATTTTGGGATTCTTCCAACTGGCAGCCGCTGTGTGCGCCCTGCCACAGCAGGAAGACCGCGAAGGAGGATGGCGGCTTTGGCAACAAAACATCAAACCTGCGTATGTGATCACTGTGGAACCAAGCTTCATATCAAAGGATGTTCGAAGGTTAGGAAGCATGACAACGGGGTGCGGCAGCATTACATCAAGTGTCCGCGGTGTCAGACTGAATACACGTCCTACTATACAAACGAGACGATCAGGCGCATGCAACAGAAGGTAAAGAAGCTGACTGTACTACGTCTTAAAGCACAAGCTCAAAAGGGAATTGATGTATACAAGCAGAAATACACGCAAGCTCGAGAGGAATTAGAAACGGCCATGCTGCAGCTGCGGGAGGAAATGGAGACCCCCCGCCCTTAAATCTCTGGAAAGAATTCGCCGGAGACCGCGCTCCCCTCCACATTTTGAAAAATTCCCTAAATGAAATTTCGGAAGGAGGTGAGGGAATGGCAAGACCAAGGCAACCGGTTGACTTATTGCTTGTGAAAGGTAAGAAAAACCTGACAAAACAGGAGATTGAGGAACGAAGAAAGCAGGAGATCAAGGCGCCAAGCGACAAAGTAAAGGCGCCTTCTTATTTACCGAAAGACTTAAAAAGGGAGTTCAAAAAAATAGCGGACGAGCTGAAAAACATCGGAATTATGACGAATTTAGATGTTGATGCGCTCGCCCGTTTTTTATATTCGCGAAAGCTTTACCTTCAGGTAACGGACCAGCTGCTTGAGCAGGGGCCAATGAAAACAATAGTCGTCAGAGATGTGGACGAACAGGGAAATATCGTGGGGGAAAAAGAAAAAACGGTAGTCAATGAAGCGTATTCGGACTTGCTTATCAATCAAGATAAACTATTCAAACAATGCCGGCAGGCTTCCAGTGATTTGGGCTTAACCATTTCCTCGCGCTGCAAGCTCGTTATTCCTAAAAAGGATGACGATAAGCCGAAATCAAAAGAGGAAGAGCGGTTCGGGGGCCGGATGTAATGCAAGAGGTCACCGCTGAAATTCTGATAGAGCGTGTATGGGCCTATTGCGAGAAAATACTTTCCGGTGAGATAAAGGCTTGTCAAAAGCATAAATGGGCTGTGCAGCGATTTTTTAAAGATGTTGATGCGTTAGCGGACCCGAATTGCCCCTTTTACTATGACGCTGAAGCAGTGTTAGATTTTTACGAATGGGCGCGGCAGTTCAGACATGTTGAGGGGATACTTGCGGGGGAGCCGATTGAGCTGACGGACTTTCAGCTTTTTATTGCGGCCAATGTATACGGCTTTTTTAAAAAGGAAAACGGTGCCCGCCGGTTTCGAAAAGTTTATATCCAGTTGGCTCGTAAGAATGCGAAATCGCAATTTCTCGCCCTCATGGCTTCTTATGAAGTGTTCCCGACAACCGAAAAACATCGGGTGTTTATTGCTGGATGGTCCCGGGAGCAGTCAGACGAAGTGTACCAGGCGATTCTTGAACAGCTGCAGCATGCTCCGATCCTCGAAGGAAAATATTCCTCCGCAAACGGCCGGGTAAAAAAGTATAAAACGAACTCAATAATTCAGCCTCTTTCCCGGGAGGCGCGGAAGCTCGGTGACGGTAAAAACCCGTCATTGGGAATTGTGGATGAATACCATGCACATGAAACCAGCGAGATTTATGATGTGCTTGACAGTGGTATGGTGGCCCGGCGCAGCCCGTTAATGGCAATCATCACGACAGCCGGGTTTAACATGGAGCGGCCATGTTTTAAGGAATACCAATATACAAGCAAGATTCTCGATCCTGATGCCGACACAGAAAACGATGACTATTTTGTTATGATCTGCGAACTTGATCCAGATGACGACATAAAAGACGAATCAAATTGGATCAAAGCCAACCCTATTGTTGCAACGTATCCAGAAGGTATGGAGTCACTACGCTCTGCCTTAAAGGTTGCACTCGAAGTTCCAGAAAAAATGCGAAGCTTCCTTACCAAGAATATGAACCGATGGGTTGATCAAAAGGATAACGGCTATATGAAAATGTCAAAATGGCGCGTGTGCAGCGGTGAAATTCCTGATCTGGAAAACATGGCCGTATATCTTGGGCTGGATTTGTCCATGACTACCGACTTAACATCAGTCGGCTGGGTTGGTGTTTTTGATGGAATCTATTATGTCGGACAACATTCCTTCATGCCTGAAGGGCGCGCAAAAGAAAAAATGGCGACGGATAAAGTGCCTTATGACCTGTGGAAAGAGATGGGCTACATTACGTATACGCCTGGCGACGCTGTTGATTATCAAATAGTTGAAAAATGGATCATTGAGTTTATTTACAAGCATCGGTTCCGGCCACAGGAAACCGCATATGACAAATGGAATGCCTTGCATTTGGCTCAACGGCTTGAATCTAAAGGCCATACCATGGTGGAGATTCCGCAAAGAATCAATCATCTATCTTTGCCGACAAAAGACTTTCGTCAAAAAGTATATGACGGCAAAGTTGTTCACGGGGATGACCCGGTTTTAAATTGGGCAATCAATAACGCGATCATGAAAATTGATCCTCAGGAGAATATCATGCTGGATAAAGCAAAATCTCCGCAAAGAATCGACCCGGCTGCAGCTGTCATTAATGCATACGCCAGGGCGATGTATCACGAAACAAACCAAAAAGTAGACCTGAATGCACATTTCATGTCTGATAATTTCAGCTTTTAGGATGTGAGAGAATGAAAAAATTCCTGGCCTTTCTGCTTTTAATTTTAAATGATCTGCTGTTTGTGGTGGGGGCCGCCTTCATCCTTGCAGCTGCATATAGATTCAATACGAACATCGGTCTGATTCTGACGGGTGTATTTTTTATGTTTTATGCCTATCTCCTGACCAAGAAAGGGAGGTGAAATAATTGCTAATTGATCGGGTGTTTGAAAAACGATCAGATTCCTCTGAGGCCAGTGGCTTCAATGAATTGATAAATTTGTTCGGCGGCAGACAGACCGCAAGCGGCGAGAAAGTGAATGAAAGAAATTCGCTTGTGCAGCCGGATGTTTTTGCCTGTGTGAATGTATTATCTGATGACATCGCAAAGCTGCCTGTTCATACCTATCAAAAGTTAGACAACGGGATTGAACGTAGGCCCAAGCATCCTGTGGCGTATATGATCTATGCTCGCCCTAATCCCTATATGACCGCGTTTACCTGGAAAAAACTCATGATGACTCACGTTTTGACTTGGGGGAATGGCTACTCATACATTGAATTTGATTCCAGTGGGTTTCCAAAAGGATTATATCCATTGCGGCCAGACGCTACGAATGCTTATATCAATCCGAAAACGGGAATGCTTTGGTATCAAACAGTTCTCAATGACAAAGCGGTCGAGTTATATGATCACCAGGTGCTACATTTCAAAGGGCTTTCTACTGACGGCATACAGGGTAAGTCACCTGTCGGCGTTGTCCGCGAACACATTGGAGCCCAGGCAGCCGCAACAAAATATAATGCGAAGCTGTATAAAAATGATGCAACACCTCGGGGGATTTTAAAGGTTCCTGCTTTTTTAGATGAGAAGCCGAAAGAAAATGTTCGTAAAGAATGGAAACGTGTAAACCAAGGTGAAAACATTGCGATCATAGACAACGGGCTTGAATATCAATCCATCTCAATGCCGTTACAAGAGGCCCAATTCGTTGAATCAATGAAATTCAATAAGGCGCAAATAGCGATGATCTACAAGGTGCCTTTGCACAAACTGAATGAGCTGGACAAGGCCACATTCTCGAATATTGAACACCAATCCATTGAATATGTGAGAAACACTCTTCAGCCGTGGATTGTTAATTTTGAGCAAGAACTAAATGTTAAGCTCTTCACAGATCATGAAACAGCCGAAGGCCACTATGTGAAATTTAATATTGATAGTGAGCTACGTGGAGACAGCAAGACCCAGGCAGAATACCTGAAAATACTTCAAGAAATTGGGGCCTTAAATAGAAATGAGATTAGGTCATTAATAGAACGCAACCCGATTGAATACGGGGACAAGTTCATGTCCAGCTTAAACTATGTTTTCCTGGACTTTATGGAAGAATATCAGCGCCTTAAAGCCGGCGGCGCCCTGAAGGGAGGTGACAAAAAGGATGAAGGATAAAGAGATTCGGCAGTTAACCACACCTATTGAAGTTCGTTCAGAGGGTGAAGGCGAAAGCGAATTTGTGGAAGGATATGCACTGAAATTTGAAAAGTGGTCTGAACGGCTTGGGGGATGGTTTAAGGAAATTATTAGCCGGAACGCTTTGGATTCGGCTGATCTTTCAAATGTTATTGCATTATTTAATCATCGGCAAGATTACCCATTGGCCCGAAATACCGTCTCAGGGGACGTAGGGCGGCTCGAATTAGAAGCGGACAACATAGGTCTCAAATTCCGTTTTAAGCCGTCAGAAACGTCATACGCGCGTGATTTGATGGCGAATATAAGAAGCGGCGTCATAAATCAGTGTTCTTTTGCCTTTTCCTTAAATCACAATGAGACGGATGCTGATGAATGGCGGTTTAATGATGAGGAAGATATTTATGAAAGGCGGATTAATAAAATCCATCGTATATATGATATTTCGCTTGTCACCACCCCGGCATATAACGACACGGAGGCAGTCGTTGGTTCGCGGAGTTTGGAGAAGGTAGAGCAGTTGAAAGAGTCCCGGAAACTGCCGGATGACAATTTAAAAATGGAATTAGAACTTTTAGACCTTATTCTCCCGGAATAGAGGTTTTTTTTGTGTCTAAAAACAAGGAGGAAATCATTTATGCCAATGCAAATGAGCAAAAAAGAAATTGAATTGAGACAACAATTTACGGAAAAGAAAAATGCGGCAGATCAAAAGCTGCAAGAGGGAAATACAGAAGAGGCACGTACGCTGCTTGACGAGGCCAAGACCTTGAAAAATCAAATTGAATTAATGGCGGAGGGGCGTTCTCTTGATGTGTCGGATGTAACGGAACGGAACAATTTTGTACCGACGCTGGACGACGGAGAGGGTCGCAGTTTAGGCGCCCAGAATGAAACAGAGTCCCGAACCATTCTAACAGCTACAAAAGAGTATCGGGAAGCGTGGTTCAAAGTGTTGACTGGCCGTGAAGCTGATTTGAATTCTGAAGAAAGAAATATGATGGAACGGGTTTTAAAAGAAAATCGTTCTCTTTCTAGCGGAAGTGATAAGGATGGTGGCTATACCGTACCGGATGATATCTCAAAAGAGATTTTGAAATCTATCCAGGAATTAAACTCTGTCCGTAATTTGGTCCGCGTTGTTCCTAAAACTGCCCCTTCTGGCAGTTATACAGTCCGAAAAGGAGTGGCCGGAAAACTCTACAACACGGCTGAAAAAGAACAGATTCAAGAACTTAAAAATATGGAGTTTGATCAAATCTGGTACAACGTCAAGAAGTTTGCTGGATTTATGCCGGCTCCAAGTGAGCTTTTAGACGATTCATTTGAGAATTTTGTAAGAGAAATTGTGGAATGGCTTTCTGAATCAGCTATCGTCACAGAAAATGATGAAATCCTTTATGGAGCAGGCGGAGAGAAAAACGTTGAAGGGATCATCTCAAGCGAAAAATTTAAGACCCTCAAAGCACCATCAGTAATTACAATTAAGTTTTTAAGGAAAGTGAAAAATCAGATTAAACGTGGTTATCGGAAAAACGCAAAATGGGTGATGAATACTGAAGCCTTTGAAACTCTGGCAAACATTGAAGATAAAAACGGCAGAGGGATATTGGCTGAAGACCCTAGAGATGAAGACAACTTCCTTCTGTTCGGGCGTCCGGTTGAAATCTATGACGAAATTGTTACTGATGAGAAGACGCAAAAAACACACATTCTTTTTGGCGATTTCAAACGTGGATATTTTATGTTTGACCGTCAGAAATTCGAAATTAAATCAACAGATGTTGGCGGCGATGCTTTCTTGACTGATCAGACTTACTTCCGCGGAATCGAGCGTTTTGACGGGAAAGTTGTTGATCCTGAAGCTGCTGTGATTGTGACTGATCTAGTTGTTGGTGAAAATGCTCAAGTAGAAACCCCAAGAGAAGAAAAATCCGTTGATGTTGGAAAATAAAAATAACAGAAAAGGATGATGAAAAATGGCAGATCAATTTTTAAACCAAAGTAATGGTGTTTACACTTCCGCAGAGGATGACGGGACAGGAAAGCCTGTAACAGCTGTTTATTTGAAAAATAACAGTGAAGACAACCCTTTGTATATTAAAGGAATGCAGGGGGAACCAGGGCCCCAGGGACCACAAGGACCAAAAGGGGAAAAAGGAGATACCGGCCCACAAGGTCCACAGGGAGAGCCAGGACCCAAAGGTGAGAAAGGTGATCCGGCTGTCATTGAAGACGGGAGCATCACCCACGAAATGCTTGGTGAAAATGTTGTCAGAAGCAAAAACATTGGTACCGGCAGCGTCATGCCGGATAACTTAAACAGCGAAGTAAAGGCCATGTTTGATAGTCTTCAATCTCAAATTGATGAGTTGAGAGAAAAAGTGGCAGGCTCTGACGATTCCGCGAACAATGAGCCACAAGAATAAGGCGGGTGAACCATCATGAATTTGGTGGATATGAAAAACTATCTCCGTCTGGACCATTCTGAAGATGATGAAATGTTATCGCAATTTATTGCGGCAGCGAAAAGCTATATTGTCAATGCTATTGGGCGGTTTGTTGATGGGAACCCACAGTTTGAAATTGTGGCCAAAATGCTTGTCCAGCATTGGTATGAAAACAGAGGAATGTATGAGTCAGGGACAAACGGCTCGTCCATCCCTTTTACTGTTGAAAATCTAATGACGCAGCTGCGTTATACGGATGATGAGGTGCAGGAAGATGAAGAGAAAGAGGACCAGCGATCTGCGGCACCGCCTGACCTTTCAAAAGAAAACCAAGATTCAAGATGAAGAACTGAATTGGATTGACGCTTATGTTGATGTATTCACTGTATGGGGAGCTGTGGAGGGGTTTAGCTCTCTCGGAAACAATGAATCTATGATTGCGGGGGCATGGGGCGTTAAATCGCCTAAAAAGATCACCATTCGGTTTCGGCAAGATATTCAACGCGATATGAAAATTGTTGAACAGATCGGCACAAATGAAAAGGGTGAACCGATTTTCCGAGCCTTTGACATCCTTGACTTTAACGATCCTGAAGATTCAAAAAAGTGGTTTGAAATTATGTGCCAGGAGGTGGGGCTCAATGGCTGAAATGAACTTTGAAGGGCTGGCCGACCTAGATCGATATTTTGAAAGAATCGGTGAAGACGTGGAAAAGGCGGAAGATGTGGCTTTGCAAGCCGGCGGGGAAATTATCGCGCAGCACCAGCGACAAAATGTTAATCGAAGCGATAAAAATCAGCCCCATATAGCTGATAACATTACGGTTTCAAAGGCCAGGGAATCAAAAGGCGCAGAAAAATTCGTGTCAATTGGGCCTAATAAAAAAGTCGCTTACCGGGCGAGATTCTTGGAGTATGGGACATCAAAAATGCCACCTTATCCTTTTATCGAAAAAGGCAGGGATGAAGGGGAGGCGTCAGCTGTGGAAGTAATGGCCCGCATTCTAACAGCGCCAATCAAATGAGTTTTGATGCAAAAGCAGAATTGAGCGCTGCCCTGGTCAACGATTTCTCATTAAAAGAACTGGTGACAGGCGGCTTTCATAATAGAGTCGCTTCAGACGTTAACGCATACCCAAGAATCATGTATACCGAATTGAAAAATGCTGATGATTCATATGCCGATAATCAGGCCCAATCTTCGGAGGTTCGCTTTCAGATCAGCATTTTTACCAATTCATATACAGTCAGTCAAGAAACCAAAATCGCAAAAGAAATTGACCGGCTCATGAAGTCAATCGGTTACGGCCGGTACGATTCTCAAGATTTATACGAAGAGACGGACAAGGTTTTTCACAAAGCTATGCGATATAAGAAAGCTTTTTTTAAGGAGGAAAAGTAATGGGACAAACAATTTATGGTTTAGATATGTTTCACTGTGCGGAAGTCATCCAAGACGATGAAGAGAGTTTGAAATTCGGTACACCTATAAAAATCCCGGGTGCTGTAAGCATAAAGGTTGACCCAAAATCAGAGCAAACAAAATTCTGGGCTGATAATGGTGTGTATGACATTTTTAATAGTATGGGTGACATTGATTTAGAAGCTGAAATGGCTGATCTCCCTTTAAAATTGCAGAATAAAATTTACGGCCACACAGAAGAGAATGGTGTTTCCTTTGCAAGTGCTGAAGACAAGGCAATTCATCTGGCTTTCGGCTTCAGAGCGAAGAAATCAACCGGCGGGTACCGGTATTATTGGTTTCTTAAAGGGCTGCCTGAATTAATGGCTATTGAATCGAAAACGACAGAAGACAAGGCTGACCCAGAAAGTGCGAAGTTTAAGGTTGGATTTATGCCGTTGCAAAATCCAAAAGGAAAAAGACGCTGGAAAGCTCAAGCAGAAGACAGTGACACTTTTAACGGTGATGGTTGGTTTAATCAAGTTGTATATGATGGTTCTGCTTTTGCAACAGATACTAAAACCGAAGCAATTGGTTTAGGTAAATAAAGAATTTGGAGCGCTTATAGGCGCTCTTTTTTATTGTCCAAAAACAGGGAGGAATCAAGATGGAACCTATTTCAATCAATCTCAGAATCAATGGTAAACACAAAAAGTTTGTCACACCAAATTTCATTTCAGGAAAGCTGTTCCGGGACGCGGCCGAGATCGCAGAAGATATTGAGTCAACTGACCCTGAACGCATCTACACAGAAAAGCAAATTGAATTTATCTGTGTTGCGTTTGGAAACAAATTCTCAGCTGACGAATTTGAAAATGGCATTGATGCGAGGCTGGTCACGAGAACAATTTACGGCACAGCAAACTACGTTTTAGGAAATATCGCAGAAGCCAGCCGAATTTTAAACCCTGATCCAAACGACGGTGAAGAGCCGGGGAAGTAAATTTATCTGACGCTGTCATTGACATGTACAACGCGTTAGAAGAAATCGGTTATACGCAAAACCAGATTGATGAAATGGACATTGTTTACCACCTGCGGCGCCTGGCCCGCCGAAAAGAAGCCGGCGGAAAGCTAGCAGCAGGGAAAGAAGAAAAGCGCCTTTATATTGACCAGGTGCTCGGGTAAGGGGGTGACCGATTGGCTAAGGACATAAAAGTCAGACTGTATTCAAACTCGAACCCATTCAGAACGGAAATGCGTGCAGTTGCTCTGCAAATGAAAAACGTCAAATCTGAATTTGAAAAGAACCGTACAGCTGTAGGCGTATGGGGCAACGAGTTAAGAACGTCTCAAGAAAAGGCGAAAACACTCAACCAGCAGCTGGATATTCATAAGCGGAAAGTAAAAGCTCTTGAACGGGCTTATGCTGATTCAGCTATAAAAAAGGGCAAAGATGCTCAAGAAACTCAGACACTGGCTCGACGGCTTAACTATGCCACAGCTGAAATGAATAAAACGCAAAATGCTTTGACGCAGACCACGCAGAGGATCAAAAAGCTGGAGGATGAATCTAGGCGCGCTTCTTCTACAATCCACAGAATGGGCCAAAGAATGAATGCAGTCGGCAGCACAATGAGGAATGTCGGTGCATCTGTCGCCATGACATCGGGTATTGCCTTTGGTGGTTTGGTCCTTCCTTTAAAAGATGCGGTTCAAGTCGGCATCGACTTTGAAAAGCAAATGAGTAAAGTGCAAGCCATTTCCGGCGGAACAGCGGGAGACCTTGCAAAATTAACGGCACAGGCGAAAGAACTTGGTGCCACTACAGTTTTTACTGCCAGCCAGGCCGCGGATGCTCAAAGCTTTCTTGCGATGGCCGGATTTAAAACCAATGAGATTTACGGGGCTATGCCTGGCATGTTAAGCCTTGCAGCGGCCGGACAGCTTGAACTTGGAACAGCTGCAGATATTACATCAAACATCATGTCTGCCTTTGCATTAAAGGCCGAAGAATCGGCGCATGCCGCCGATGTGATAGCCTATGCAGCATCCAACGCCAATACCAATGTTGAACAAATGGGCGAGGCAATGAAATTTCTTGCTCCAAATGCGAACTCACTCGGCTGGGGCATGGAGGAATCGGCTGCCGCTATCATGGCGTTTGGTGATGCCGGTTTACAGGGTACTATTGCAGGTCAGGCTTTCGGTACGTCCCTGATCCGTCTCGCAACTCCTGCCAGGAAGGCACAAAAAGAAATTGATCGACTTGGTTTTGAATTTTTTGATGCTGCCGGCAATATGAAAAGCATGCCTGAAGTCATCGCAGAAATGGAAAAGGGCATGAAAGGCATGACCAAAGAGCAGCAGGCGGCAACCCTGAAAACGATTGTTGGTGCTGAAGCATACAAGCATTGGGCGGTCCTTCTTCAAAAAGGCTCGAAAGCGCTCGGAGAAAACACGAAAAAGCTGAAAGAATCCGACGGCGCGGCCAAAAAAATGGCGGATACCATGCTTGATAATGCTCACGGAAGTATCATTCAATTCGAATCTGCCTTGGAAGGTGCAAAAATAGCGTTAACAGAGGGACTTCTTCCTTCAATCGGTGACCTTGCGGATAAAGGCTCCGCCCTTCTTACCATGTTTAACAACCTGGATAAAGGCACACAAGCAACCATTGGAAAAACTGCGGTTCTTACTGCGGGAGTATTAGGCGTGACGACGGCTGTCGCTACACTGACGGCAGGAGTCGGCGCTCTGTTAGCTTTTACTGGTCCTGTGGGCTTGGCTATTGTCGGAGGAACGGCTTTATTGGGCGCTTTAGGAGTTGCCATGTATGCCGTTTCCGAACAAACCGAAAACATGAAAAAGAAGCAGGAAGAGGCCAGGGAAAAGGCTTTGCTTTTTGGTGAAGGAGTTTCAAAGGCGACTCAGAAAGCAGCCGGCTCCTATGTGGATTTGAGAGAAAAAGCAGAGGTCCAACTTTTTGAACTCACCCGCGTTTCCGGGGAGCAGGCTGATAAGATGGCCGCGAAATTGGTTCAAACGTATTCTGAGATGCGGGATAAACTGATTCAACAACTTGAGACGCTTAGAAAAGACGCTTTGGTCGTTATTAACGGTTTAATGGAGGATACGGATAAGAACACTCAAAAGGCTGGGGAGAAGATCGTTGATAAGATGGTTGGTAATATCAATGAGGATATCCAGGAGGCCAGAGAAAAAGTAAAGGAACTGGAAAAACTCCAAAAAGAAACGGGCCTTGTCTCATCGAAAATGAATGATACTCAAAAACGAAGATTTAATGAGATCATTTCTTATTTTGAAGAATCTACCAGCAAATTTGCGGCCAATCAAAAAGAAGCTCTTGCCATGCAAAAAGCGGTGACAGAGCAGCAAGGAAAGCTCTCTTTCAAGCAAGCAAAAGAATACAACGACAAGATTAAAAAAGTCTACGATGATGGAAAAAAAGCCGCGAAAGAAGATTATGAATACCGGAACAAAGTCTTGAATCAGTTGTATGCACAGGGCTATATAGATGCTCAACAAAAGGAAGCTCTCTTGAAAAAAAGTACAGCAGACTTCCAAAAGACCCTTGCTAAAAATACAGCAAGTTACGAGGAAAATTCTCGTGCACTTTTCTCAAAAATGTCTAAGAATGGTGAGCTGCTTGATTTAGAGACTGGCAAGGCACTTGAAAAACAGAAGAAGTTCATTTCCAATTCTATGGGAATGGCACACATGTATGAAGAAAACCAAGCCGAATATGAAGAGCGCTGGGCCCAAAAGCAAATTGAATATTTGAATAAACTTGGTACAAGCAAAGAGGAAGCCATTAAAGCCACTAAACAGGCACTTGAGGATTTTTATATTGGTCTTGGCAATTCAGAACAGGAAGCCCAGGCAAAAGCAGACGAAGCGATCCAAAACGTCCTTGAAAAAATGAACGGCGGCAATGAAAAAGCTGAACAGGCTGGACGAGAAAAAGGATCGGCATTCACTCTTGGTTTGAGCAGTACATTAGGACAGGCCCAAGAAACTGGGAGTCTTATTGGTAAAGGAGCTAATCAGGGATTAAGCCAAGGAAAGACGCAGCCGAAGCAGTTTGGAATGGAAAAAGGAAATGCCTTTGCTCTCGGTTTAAGAAACACGCTCGGGATTAATAAACAATCCAGCAGCGTGCTCCGTCAATCTGTCAACAGCGAACTGTCTAAAAATAGCGGCCAAGCCCGTACAGCCGGTAAAGAAAAAGGTGATCAACACAATGCCGGTTTAAGTTCCACAAAGCCTAAAAACAATAATACTGCAGCAAGCCTTTCAAAAAACGTGTCCGGTCGTCTCGGTCAGACAACTGACGGCGGGGGCGGTAAGAAAGCCGGTATGGACTTGACCAAAGGATTGATGAGTCAGCAAACCGCGTCTTACAATGCCGGTTCGAAGGTATCAAACAAGGCGAAATCCGGGTTGAAAAGTGTGAAAACCAGCAGTGTGGGATCTGATTTTGTCTCTGGATTCGTCAGAGGAATTGAGGGCGGCATCGGCAGCAACTCGCTGTTTAGTGCAGCTTGGAAACTTGGTAAGTCTGCATTATCAGCATTGAAAAAGTCTATTGACTCCCATTCGCCAGCGAAAAAGAGCATGGCTGAAGGTAACAACTTTACAGATGGATTTGCGATAGGAATAAGCAAATCAGTCGCGCGCGCAAAACGAAGCGCCCAGGCGTTAGGGCAAGGAGCCAACCTGTCACTCAAACAGGAGATCAACAAAATGGCTTACAACATAAAAGGCGCGGCCGATGAGCTGCTTTCCTTGCGTTCGGAGTTAGTCGTCCGAAATGAAGTTGACACACCTTCTTTGAATCAGAAGCTGGATGCTCTCATTACGCTTCTTTCTAATGGTTTATCGTTTGGAGGACAACCAGAGCCGGCGGCCACGGGCGGGCCAATTAGAATTTATCCGGCGCCTGTCAATATTGATGGAAAACAAGTGGCGGAAATCGTTTTTGAACAAGGTGACGGCAGGATTTTGGATAGGAAGAGTTTAGACCGATATGATCAAAATGCTTATCAGAGTGGGGTGAGACGAACCTGATGAACCTTTATTTAGATTTTAATAATGGCCTGGGGGAACAGAGCTTATCAAGTTTGCTCCCCCATTTTAAGTTGCTGAGCTTTACGCCTGATTCACCGGCCATTGAACGGGAAACAGTGAAGATACCGAGGATCAACGGCCTTGTCTTGCCGCAGCATCCCCGCGATGTTGTTTTTAAAGAGCGATCTATCAAGGTAGAAATTCTATTAAACTCGATCATCGCAGAAAATTTTTATCAGTACAGGCGAGAACTTTATGCGCTTTTGGTGAAGCCGTTACCTTATTATATTTCAACCGATCTATTGCCTAACCTCCGTTTTCTCGTTACGTGTGACGGTAATTTCAGCATACAGAAAGAGAAACAGAAAAACCAAACTTCTTTTACTGTGGAATTTAATAACGTCACCGGCCTGGCTGAATCAAAATTTACATCTTTGACAAAACAGAATTTTCACGGGGAATACTGGAGCCCAGGCATGAACATTCAAATGCGAGATGATCTGGAATACAGGTTCAAAAATCGAAAGAGGTTTCAGGTTTATAACACTGGGGACGCCTATATCAATCCTCTTGAACATGACTACAATGTGACCTTATGGGCGGCCGGAAAAAATGTGTCGATCATCAACCATACAAATGGTGAGAAACTGAAAATTGAACAGGAATTAAAAAAATCACAGCGCGTTTCTTTTATTAAGCAATACACGGTGATCAATAAAACACCTATCAAAACATCCGGCAGGCTCCCGGGACTCGATATAGGAATGAATGATTTTGAAATCCAGAATACCAATGATTTTGAAATCATATTCGATACCCGTTTCTACTACGCGTAAGGAGCATGCAAAATGGCAAACACAGATTTTATAAAGGAAATTGCACCAGACGCCCAAAGAGTCTATAAAAAGTATGATATTCTCGCGTCTCTCATTATTGCTCAAGCCTGTTTAGAGAGCGGATGGGGTACAAGTGAGCTGGCCCAAAAAGCGAAAAACCTATTCGGCATCAAGGGTACTTATAACGGTCAATATGTTCTCATGTGGACGACTGAATATGATAAGAGCGGAAATGCTACCCGTGTGCAAGCCAAGTTCCGTAAGTATCCGTCTTGGTATGAATCTATTCAGGATTTAGCCAAGCTGTACATAAACGGAACGAGCTGGGACCCGAACCATTATAAAGCGGTAGTCGGGGAAAAAGATTACCAGAAGGCGACAGCTGCGCTTGTAAAAGCCGGTTATGCGACTGATCCCAATTATGCCACCAAATTGAACAGTCTTATTTTCACTTATAAACTCACACAATATGATTCTGTGGATGAGATACCGGATGAACCTGAAGAACCCGAAACGCCGATACCGACCCCGGAGGTACCAAGCAAAGAATATGATGGAAAAGACGTTCCGCTTAATCAAAACTTGCCTTCGGATGTTGATTTTCCACAGCTGCATGTACTAGCGGGGGATGGAAAGAATGTGGTTGAAATAACGGGCGTCTCGCTCGATCTGACGGACGATACGACGGGGAAGAAGAGCTTTACATTTACCATCACCAAAACGCAGGAAAACGCTATTGAATTTGATCTGTTGGTGATTGATAACATTCTTTTTCTGGATGAACGGAAATTTAATCATCAAAAGTATTACATTACAAACGTTGAAGTACGGCAGGAAAATAATGTGTTGAGAAAAACTGTTTCGGCCAGCCATATTTTCTCGGTTCTGCTGATCAACAACTATGTGACTGAAACGGTGTCTAAAAAAATGACGATCAAAGAGGCTTTTGATATCGCATTAAAAGGAACGCCATTCAAGTATGTTTTAAAAGCTCCAGTGAGTGACTTTCCGAGTGCCGAACAAGAAAACTTTGGTGACGGAAATTCCACGGAATTGGTGGATAAAATCATTTCGGATTACGGTCCTGAGCTGGATGTTGATAATTATAAAATCCTTGTTTATAAGAAAATTGGACAAAAAATCAATTTCACTTTAGATTCGCGATATAACATGCCAGGTATTTCTATTAAGACAAACTCGCAAAATTGTACAACGCGCGCCTGGGGTTACGGGGCGTTGAAGAAGAGCAGCACGGACAGTAAAAACCCACAATATGAATTTGAGCCGATCTTATACGTACATCCGGATGAAAAAAAAGTTTTTACTCGAAGGCCTTCCGCGCTGGGCCGATCCAATTAAAGATGAAACCATAAAAAAAGCCAGCAGTATGGTTTCGGCATTAAAAAAACATGTGAATCCATATCCTGAATTGACAATTGAAGCAGATTTTCAAAAAATCTATGAGCCGAAACTTTTAGAGATCGAGCAGGATTTCTGGAAAGGCGACACCATCCATGTCTTGGCTGTTACGGCATCAGGGATCATGTTTGAAGACGATGTTCGGCTGATTTCAATTCAGTACAACCCGTTGAACCCATACAGCAGCCCAAAATTGACGTTCGCGAACTTCAGAAAAGACATTCAGGATATTGCGGTCAATCAGGCCAAGAAACTAAGAGATCAAAAACGATATATTGACCAGCTTTTCAAAACGCTCAGGTAGGCGTTTTTTATTTTGCCAAAAAAGGAGTGAAAGAGATGCAGCGGCTGATAAAAGACTATGATCTAACCCGGAATTCCCGTTATCAAGCACAACTAAGAGCAGATATGCAAAGTATAGAAAACAGCTTGAATGAGCAAGAAAGTCAGATTCAATCGCATCAATTATCCAAAAAAGCTCATACGTCTGACCAGATTGCTCACAGCAGCGGGCTTACAGTATCACAAGAAATCGAAATAGAAAAAACTCGATTGCGAAATCTCATTCTAAGTGCTGACGGAACAAACATAAAGGAAGTCGTCGATGCTCGCGTAGATACGGACGCGGTTGTACACCCTACGCTTAAAGATCGTCTGGACTACGAGGATAATCAGGTTAAAAAGGATCTTCAAAGTCGGTCATTAAACGTCTTGAATTACCTGATCCCGGGTGAAGCAGACGCCAGTCTTTATATCCAGCGGGCTTTAGACGATGCGTACGATTTAGGGGGCGCTCAAGTGTATGTCCCAGCCATCTCTACGCCTTATGTGCTGAAAAAGACGTTGCTCATTAAGTCGAATACACGCCTTACTCTAAATAGTAACGTTGTGTTTGATCGTCAGCACGCGGACGACTTTATCGTAAACTTCGAAAAAGAAAAAGGAAATCCGAGATTAACGAAATATAACGGCTACTCAAACATCGTTATCGAAGGCGGAACGTGGCGGTCGAATGGGGACGTCTTCAAAAGCGGCCAGGCGATCCTGATCGCGCACGCAAAGAATATTGTCATCCGGGATCTTACGGTATATGACGTATGTGGCGGTCATGCCGTTGAGTTTAACGGTATTGATACGGGATTGATTGACAACGTCAAGGCGTTCGGATTCGACGGCGCCGAGTATCGCGGAGCTTTTCAGATCGACCTCGATAAAACCGGAAACCCGCCCACGTTAGGATCGTACGGCAGCTTCGACGGCACTCCGTGTAAGAACATCACGGTTCAGAAATGCGAAGTCGGTCCTTCCTCGAAAATGGCTTCGTGGGGGCGCGCGGTTGAATCGCACAGCTCATTCATCGGAGTATC